AATTCTAATTCTTCAAATTCTTGTCTGTTCATAATAATTGAGGTTTGATTGTATTCACTGCCGCAAAGCTACAACCAAACCTCAAAGTGTAAAAGGTGCATTTCTTCGAATGCTTACGGTTAAAATATAGAAATCCTGTACTCTTTATTGCTTATGTTTGTGTTGGTATAGGATTGTTCGTTTTAGGTAAATTCTTATATCTCATAAATGAGACCTATAACATTAGTGGCAAATTAACACCTGAGGAAATGGCTCAAACAGGGCAGGTTGGCGATTTTATAGGTGGCATTGTAGGATCAATATGGGCTTTAGCTGGAGTCTTTCTTTATTTTTCTGCAATCAGACTACAGACAAAAGAGCTTTCAAATCAAGCCACATCAGAAAATGAGAATCGTTATATGGAACAAATTAAGCAAATTGAAAATACATTCTTTAATTTGCTCAATGCGCAACAAAATATTAAGCAAAATTTATCACATACATTCCGCGAAATTAAATATGATGGTGACAAACATTTTCAACGTAGCCTATGCACCTATTGTGGCAACGATTTTCTAGATAAAGCACAAAGAGATTTACGCCTTTTATATGAATTCCATTTAAGAGAAAAATATGATTTGGATAGCGATAAATATTTGCAAAATATCTCTTTACCTTGTGACAAGGTAACATCTCAATATGTCATAAAAAATATTTTAACTAATGATATTATCCAAGATATATACATAACAGAAAATGCCTTTAAAAAGGTAAAGGAAATGAAATCAGAATTATCAAAATGCAAAGCCATTTATTTTTATTTTATTGTTTATTATGAGCCCTCAATCGGACATTACTGTCGCCACCTCTATAATATATTAAAGTATATAGATATAAGTAAGCGAGATATGTTCCGAGTAATATGTCAAATCTACAATAAACAAGAAGAACGTAAAAAGAAAATAGAAGACTTGAACAAAAGGATTCGTTGTTATATCTCATTCTTACAATCTAGCTTATCAACATCTGAACAAATAATACTATTTTATAATAGTTTGATATATGACAAATCTAGAAGATTATACATAAAATACAAAATCCTTGAAAATTTACCTGACTCTCTTTTATTTGACAAACAACACAAAACAATGATTTCAGGTTATTCATTCAAATCAATACAAGATTTAGCAAAAAAGATTTTTAATGAGGAATAGCCACATTGTAACTAATAAATGCCATTTACACCAGCGGAAACTCCCCCAAAAGTTTCCGCTTATTTTTTGCCCTCCTCTCAACATTTTATTACATTTGGACTATTATTTTTATAACAAATTTAATAGACACAAATGGAAACACAAGATTTTATCGCAATAGATTTTGAAACCATGACACCGGAACTGACCAGTGCATGCGCCATAGGGCTTGTAAGAGTCCACAACGGAGTTATCAGCCAGAAGTTCTACTCACTTATCAAACCGATACCAGACTTCAGGACTGAACGTAACACCCATGTACACGGCCTGACGGATGAGATGGTAGCCGACGCCCCCACCTTCTCCGAATTGTTCCCTTTACTAAAATCCCTCATCGAAAATCTTCCGATTGTATGTCACAACAGCTCCACAGACATCAACGTCTTCAGAAGCTGTATGGAATACTATAGCCTGACCGGCATTGACCTAAGCCACTACGTCGATACACTCGAACTGTACGGCAAAGGCTTGAAAGCATGCTGTGAAGAAAACGGCATCCAGCTTGTCAACCATCACGACGCACTGGCTGATGCGGAAGCTTGTGCAAAGCTTTACCTTTGCTACCAAGGACACCTGGCGAAAGACCTTGCACATTATGACCTGAAGGAAGTAATGGCAAATAAGGAAGCACGCAAGTACGACCATGACACCCTGATGCCTTTATCCGAAGAAGACGTAGAAAACAAGGATACGATTTTCTTCCATAAAAAAGTAGTGATTACAGGCATCTTTTGCGCCTACCCTGACCGTGATGAACTCGGTTCTATCCTAAAATCATTCGGTGCAGACATAAATACGACAATATCAGGCAAGACAAACATTGTCATTGTCGGAGAAGGTGCCGGCCCGTCTAAACTCAAAAAGATTGAAGAACTCAATGCCAAAGGAAAGAACATCCGGCTCATTTACGAGAAAGAATTATGCGAAATTATGAACGAAATAACTAAACACTAAGAATATGGCTATCAAAAAAGAAAATGTAAACTTGACCTACGACGCTTTGTGGTTCAAGACCTTTATGGACAGTGGAGAATTGACATTCTACAATCGTGAAATCTTTATCTCTCCAGGAATGGCAGGAAGGCTGGACATCTTCATGCAGCTGCTGGGTAATGTGGGCGGATATGCCAGAACCACGAACTTCGACAAAGACCTTGACGTCGTGGTAGTATCAGATTACCTGATGAACAAATTCAAGAGTGGAGAGAAAGACGAATTCTTCCAGATGCTCGAAGACCTAATCAACGGTAGCGCAACTCCTTACCGGAAACTGAAATTCACTACAGAATCTATCGTACTTGAATCATTAAACACCCGGGCAAGTGGCCAGCTTCGTCAGAACAAGAAGGACTTGAAAGATAAGAACACGACTCCGCAGATGATTGAAGCAATTAACCAGGGTATAGAAAGAGATGAACTTATGCTCGGCATGATTAAGAAATACAAAGAATCTGCAAAAGAGCCACAACAACAAAATTTATTTTAAATCAAAAACAAGTAAGATATGGATTTTGAAACAGTAATTTATCTGACCGCGATTCTCGAGGTCGTTACCTTAATATGCTTTTTTGTACTCTGTTCCAACGTGAGTAACATCAAAAATAAGATTTCCAAAAATGGAATAACATCATCTACCATGTTTGCCCTGTACTTAGGTATGGGTGAAAAAGAAAAAGCCAAAACTGCCTTGATGGAAATGATTTTAGCCGATACTATCGTACAGAATTCTCTCACCGTTAGCGTCGAAAGATTAAAGGCCGTGATGGGGAAATATAATAAAATGATGAAAGAAGTCGGATTAGAGTTTGATGCCGAAAAGGCTTTTGAAGCAAAAAGATTATTTTAAGCCATGAGTGAAGAAACAAAAGACGAAATCAAAGAAGAAAAGCCTTCAAAGACATGCTTTGTCATAATGCCTATAAGTGATGTGGATGGATATGACAAAGGGCATTTTACACGAGTATATGAGTACATCATTAAACCAGCATGCAAAAATGCAGGATTTGAGCCAATACGAGCTGACGATACGTCAAAAGCAAATGTTATTATAGTCGACATATTACAACAGATATTAAAAGCTGATATGGCTATCTGTGACATAAGTTCACGAAATGCCAATGTTTTCTACGAATTAGGTTTTAGACAAGCCTTTAATAAAAAAACCGTTTTGATTAGAGACAACAAAACAGCAATGCCTTTTGATATATCCAGTGTGAGAACTTTATCTTATAATGCTAATTTAAGAATAGACGAGGTTAATAACAGCGTCTCAGAAATAACAAAGGCTTTACAGGAAACAGAATCAGCCAAAGAAGACGAGATAAATTCACTATTGAATTTATTATCTATTGAAAAGGCCGTTTTACCTAACAAACATAAGATGACAGCTGATACAAGTTTGATACTTAATGCAATAAATGAATTAAGTTACAAACTGAATAATACAGAGAAAACAAGTTGGCCTTTATCAGACGGTTCTCAAAATAAATCATATCAAAAAGGTGATTTGGTTTTTTTCTCTTCAAATGGAGACAGATGCTTAGGTAAGATTACTAATTATATAGGGGATGGTGTTTTTGAAATTTTAGATGATAACGAGAATAGCCATTTTAGAAGAAAAGATGATCTTTCTAAAGCTGTAAGGAGAAAGAAATCTATTACGTTAAATCCTTAGAAATAATAAAGAACTACATATGAGAAATTTTTTTTATTTGATTATTTTACTTGTCGTTGTAACAAGTTGTGGTGAAAGACCTGTATCTTTAACAGGTGCAGGGATTATGTCTGAGTATTACATAAAAGATAGACTTACACATCCTAATGAAGTAGAATTTTATGGTGGATATAATGGAACCGTAGAAAATGACTCTATTTTTACTGTTACCAGAAACTTTGATGCGAAAAACTCTTTTGGTGTCAAATCTTCTTATGTATATAAAATACAAATGGTTTATTTAGGTGGAAAATGGGAGGACATTAAAAACTGGACTTACAAATTCCTTATTATAGAGAATTTAGGTACTCACGAAAAAGAATTCTTTTTATCTCCCCAAGATAACAAATAAATATCTTTCGTAGTCCTCTTACTATGTTCGATAATCAACATAATACTTATAGAAAAAGCGGGAACCATAAAAAGTTTCCGCTTTTTCTTTTGCCATTCCAAAACAAAAACATACATTTGCAATGCGTTACATTTGATACAGGCGAGGATGGCTCGCCAAATAACTTTGCTGCGGGCATTTTTTATGTCCATAGCTCTAGCTATATAACTTATGGTTCCGACCCCCGTGTGGAGCGTTAATGCGCCCACTGCCTGTATCAGGTGTAACGCGACGGGAAAGCGGAACCTTTCTTGTTTCCTTTCCCGTATTTTAACCATATATTGTTTCATTTTAACCGCGTTACAAAAATGAAAAATCAAATTGCCCTGCCTGCAAGCCAGGCAAAACAAAGCCGTATATCGTTATGGCTGAATCGTGAAAATGTATTGTTCTCCTCCATCATGGAAGAGAAAGTTTCCAACCGCCAGGCTGTGCTCATTTCTCAGGCACTGGCTTCTTTCTGTATCCTAACTGGCTCCGTATTCACCCATTGGCTGGCCGCCATTGCCTGCCTCTGCTGGTTTGCCTATTCCATCTTACTTTGCAAGAAAGGAGGTTTATAATGGATGACAATGTAGAAAAAGCGGTTTTCAGAGTACAGAAGACTTCTTATTACAATAAGAATGGGCTATTCATCGAAGAATTCCAGATATGTATGAATGGTTGTGATAGCATCATGTGCCAGAGAGAGGAGTTCGAAGATTTATACAAGATAATGGGTATTGCCCTTAATGACAGAAAGGAGGAGACAAATGGAAGAAGCGGTAAATTTTGATGTTTTAGTTCTTCAGCAATATTGCGAACAATGGCTTCCAGCTAAGGAAGTTACAGATTATACAGTATTTAAGACATCGCAACAGATACAAGACGAGTTGAGTGAAATGGTCGATATAAGTATTAACGATATAACGTTCAACTTACTCAAAATAGGTTTTAAGATAGCAATTAATCCAGAAGGGAAACCGGCATGGATAATGCAGCGCAGATAGACTGTGCAAGCTTTTAGATGATTACATTTTTTCTACATTTATATCGAGGTGTGGCGTCGTGAGGACGCTGCACCTTTTGTCTTTTTACCCCTTTCCGTAGCCGGGTATCTTTGAGAAAAACAAAGAATTATGCTCACTATTCCACAAGATATACCCGATTTCGTCCTGTCCTCACAGCTGGACAACTTCACAATCAGCGCAGACAAAAGGGTAACCTTTGTGCTGAAGCAAGCAAATACGGTCATTCTGCAAGAAACCTATACTCAGGACGCCAGCAACCAGATACACATTCTTGATTTGTTTTCACTCATGGAGCCTTACCTTATCGGTTCACCGATGCTTCAGTTCAGCTACGAGGTATCCGCTTCCAGTGAAACCACCATCAGCAAGACCTTCACGGTGCTGTTATGCCGTCCCATCATCCCCTGCAGCGGAGTAGATTTCGTGACGAACTATTTCCTGACGACCTTGGCAGGGCGTGACAAAATAACCTCTTTCAACCGCACGGAAACCCTCTACCTTACTACCGGAAGTTTGTCTTCAGGCGGTACGACTATTCCCGTGACGGCAGAATGTGTCTTCGTCAACGACCAGAACCAGCTTCTCAAATCCACGCGTTCACTGGGCAATGTGGCCGACTACGGTATCCGCTCCATAGACGTATCCCCTTCCCGATTTACCCAGTCCGGCTACCGGCTGTTGCGGTACACCATCCTGGCCGGCGCCCGGAAGCAGACTTTCCGCGTAGACCAGGACGAACCGGAATCCGTCGGCCTGAAGTTCCGGAACTCGTTCGGATGCGTTGAAACATTCTACTTTGTGGGCGGAGATACGGTAGAGCCGGAACTGACCCGGAATGCAGCTTACTTCGCCGGGCAATACAAGAACTATTACGTAGACGAGCAGCGCAAGCACACACTCAATACAGGTTACATCCCCGAAGGCATGTTCAACCTGGCCGACGATGTGGCAAGGGCTACCGAAGTCTGGCTGATGGATGAATCAGGCGACATCCCGATAACCATCACCGAAAGCAATACCAGCCGGAGCGATGAAGACGACGGACTGTTTGCTTTCACTGTTTCCTACATCTTCGCATCCCGGTACCAGCAGCGGCTCCGTCTGCTTCCGGACATTTTCGATGACTCATTCGATGACACATACAATTAAAGCCTATGAACGTAATACATATCAAAGACGCATTAAGGCTGCTCGAGTCCGGGCAGCCCTGCAACCTGAAGCTCTGGAAGCTCAGCACAGGTGACATTCTGGAATACAAAGGCGCGGTGTGCGTCGGCTCGCACTGGCGACAAGGACTCCATCGGGTTCGCCTTCCGGCATCCGGCGTAATCCGTTCCTTCCGCGACATATCCCTTTTCGAAATTAACAACATGACAATTTACCTTTAATATGAACAAGACAATCCTGCAATACGACGGCGACTTCATGCCTGGTGAGATATTCGACATCGAGGTTTCCAACGTGGCCACCGAAATGGCTTCCGTAGAAGACAGCAGCTTGGTATTCGATGAAGATGCAAATGTGAAGACTACGCCTGTTCCCGGCCGGAAAGGCATGGCGTATGTCAATTTCGGTGAAGACAACCAGCTTCCGTTTAATATCATCAAAATGATAGGCATCGACGAAGTGATGAGTCAAAATAAGTTGTTCAACGTCATCACCTGTTACGGTGCCGGACTGAAGTACATGGACGTAGACACCAGACAGCCGACAACCCATCCCGAAATCAAACGCTGGCTGATTCACAACAGCCTTCCGCTCTTCCAGCTCGAGCAGGCTACAGACATGAAGTATTTCTTTTTCTGTGTGTCGGTCATCATTCTTTCTAAAGACGGAAAAAGAATCAACCGGCTCATTCACAAAGAGGCCTGCTACTGCCGTTTTCAACAGGCCAGAAGGGGCAAAATCAATCACGTGATTTATGCCAATTTCCGCGAAAACGCTTCGCTCCGTCCGGAAGACTACGAAGTCATCCGTCTGCTGGATCCACGCGACCCACTAGGCGACCTGATGGTGCTCATGGGGCGTGAACCAGGGCGCGATGGCGAAACAAGAGTCCGTACTGATGACCGTAAATTCGCTATCCTTGTGCGCTTCCCCACACCCGGATTCCAGTATTACCCCATCCCCTACTACACCAGCATTTTCCGGGGCGACTGGTACGACATCAAGCGACTGATTGGGAAAGGCAAGAAAGCGAAGCTCCGCAACCATGCCAGCGTAAAGTATCAGGTCGAAGTACACAAGGACTACTGGAGTAACATTTGTGCGGAAGAGCATATTACCGACCCGCTGAAGAAGATGGAGCGTATCAAAAAGGAGAAGGAAAACATCAAGAACTTTGTTTCCGGAATCGAAAACAGCGGCAAAGTTTGGATTACCGGATACTACATCGACCCGAATGGCCGTGAGGTCCGGATGGTACGCATCAATGTGGTGGAGACCGGCAAGGAAGGCGGCGACTGGAGCGAAGACATCCAGGAAGCTAGTAACATCACCTGTTACGGTGACAACATCCATCCCAACCTGGTAGGTGCCACACCTGGCAAGGGACAGAGTAACAACTCCGGTTCAGACAAGCGCGAGCTGTTCACGCTCAAGCAGGCACTGGAGATTCCTTTCCACGACCTGATGAACATCCCGCATAACATCGTCATCGAGTACAACGGATGGAGTGAGAAAGTGTATCCGGATGTGCCCATGGTACTGCTCACCACCCTTGACCAGAACACCGATGCCAAACAGAAGACAGCTTCAGACCTTGAAAACAAATCCTAAAACGAATCAATATGGCTATCACATTTTCACAAGAGATTTTCGAGAAGATTTGTTCCTCTGCCACCAATTCCACGGCAGAGGTCTATGATATGATTGCTCCTCACCTGGATGACACGCTTCAAAGCATCAACTGTGTGCTGCTGGGTGATATGGCAGACAAATTAGATACTGTTCCCGGACTCGAGCAGGCGGTCACAAAACTGGTTTGTCTGCGTACCTATCAGGAGCAGATACCACAACTCGACCTGGTACTGACTCCCACCGGCTTCGGTGTGGTGTCTAACCAGAATCTGGCCCCGGCTTCGGCCGACAGAGTGAAGAACCTGCTGCAGCAAGTCACCAACGCAGCCGAAGATACCTACGACCGATGCCTGGAGCTGCTGGTCGGTACCAGCTGGGCAGATACGGCACAGGCCCGTATCAACATCCCGAACTTGATGTATACAGCCAAACAACTGAAGATGTACGTCGATTTTCCTTCAGCAGACGTACACCGTTCCAAGCTGCTCGAGTTCCGGACAAAGATGTACCAGGCAGAAGAAAAGATACGGCAGCACGTGTCGGCCGAGTTCTTCGACCACATCCTCGAACAGGCCCGGCACAATGCATTCACCAAAGAAGAGTCTGCAATGGCCGACTACATGTGCAAGTTCATCGGCTTCTGCATCGCAAAGAACTGGCCGGCAGCAAAGAGCATGCTGGAACGCATCGAGAATTACGCAGAATCCAAAGTAGAGGTATTCACCAGCTACAAGGACTCCGAGGCCTACAAAGTCAAACATTTCCAGACTTACCAGAATGAAAAGAATGATTCCACATACTTTTGGGGGTAGAATACTCGACTTCCAGTTCCCCACTTCCTGGCAGCAGCTCAACCAGGAACAGCTTCGATACGTATTCCTGGTCATCACCCTGTTTTCTCCGGTCAAGGCTAAGACTTACGTCTTCATGCGCTTCACCGGAATCCGTGTCCGGAAGCGAGTGAAAGAAGGATGGCTTTGCACCTTCCGCTTGAACTGGCACAAGAAACTGAGGTTCATCCTTCAGGACTGGCAGGTGCGCAGTTTCCTCCGGCAGATTGATTTCATCTCCGAGCCCAACGCTTATCCCGTCCGGCTGGACAGAATAGGCGGTCGGTATGCCATCGATGCAATGCTGCACGGCCTGAGCTTCGAAGATTACCTTTGTTGTGAAAACCACTACCAGGGCTACCTGTATTCGCAGGACGTTTCCCAACTCAAAGCCCTATATGGTTTCCTTTACAAAAAGAAGCCGGGTGTCAGAGGTTCACTGAAAGCCGCCTTTTCCCGCATCAAAGAATACGAACTGGTTTCCGTATTCCTCTGGTGGGGAAGCATCAAACTGTACTTCGCTTCCCTTTTTCCCCATTTCTTCCAGCCGTTCCACCAGAGGACCGACGCTGATCAGCCGGAACTGCCCGACCTGATGGGCGCGATGAACGCCCAGATCCGGGCACTGACCGGTGGTGACGTGACAAAAGAAAAGGAAGTCCTGCAGATGGACTGCTGGCGGGCCCTGACCGAACTGGACGCCAAAGCACACGATATTCAAATACTAAAATCAAAACAAAATGGACACAAGTAAATTCTTTGACGGCCACGCCTATTTTAAAGAACTGACCGAAAAGAACAAGCTGGCCAAAGCCAACTCATTCTTTCCATGTTCCTGCAGCGGTATCAATTCACTCCAGGATGTACTCGACAATTTCCGGAAACAGTCTGCTTTCGTCTGTGTCGACGATACCAACGACGCAGCCACCGAACAAATCGGAGGCGGCTGGTTCAAGAAGCGCACCTTCACGGTATTCCTCCTGATTCGTTACCGCTACGACGACATGACCGAGCGTGCGGCAAAGCTGGACATCTGCCGGCAGATATTCAGACAGTTCCATTCCCGCATGATCCGTGACAAATACATCTACGAAGACCTGGACTTATCCTTCCTGAATGTATCCCGCATCTACACCCGTGAACTGGGAGAATACTTTATTTCCGGATGTACCGGCTTATACTTTATGGTCGAACTGACCGAACCCACAGATTTATGTTATAAGGAGGACGAGTGGAATGGCTAGAGGATGGCATGGAATGAATACAGGGTGGCACAGCCTTGATTCAGAGAAGAAACGGCAAATGGCAGGAAATGCGACTCCTGAAGACCGTTTAAAATACATGAACGCCTGGTCGGAGATGATGGTAAACATTTGGCGTGAGAAGATAGAACGATTGCACGTAATAGACACCTATACTTTACATCGGCAAATCACTGAAAACGTAGCTGGATCAACCGACTTCGCAACCATACAGCACAAATTCATGGAGTACGGCATATACCAAGATTGTGGTACCGGAGTCGGATATAAGAAAGGTAATCAAGGTTATCTTGATGTGTTGAATTACAGTTATCGTGTCGAAAACAGACTGGATGTCCCACGTAAAAGAGGCCCAGGTTGGGGAGGCGGATATACTTCAGGTGAAACAAGGTATCCTCGAGAATGGTTCTCACGTCCATATTATGCCTCAGTTATGGTATTAAAAGAACAGATGGCCTTCATGTATTCAGAAGAATTCTGTGGATTAATCGTTGACGCCATCCAATACAACGAAAGAGTAAGAGGCACATCGTTAAGAAACCGTCTTTGGGGGTCACATTGGAAAAACAAGAACAGGTATTCTTATTAATGTCTTTTTGAAATCTAACTCGGTAAGTTTACTTCGTAAAAAACTCAGAATTATGGCAACAAAAACATTCGAAGAATTAAAGCAACTGGCCATCCAGATCCGCGACGAAAAAACAAACAAACAGAACACAGCCACCCGTGTAGGCACGGCAATGCTGGAACACATAAACAAGCTCGAGCAGGATTACTACGACAAGACAACAATCAACAACCGAACAAGTGAGTATAACGTATCAATAAATCATCCGACTTCCGGTATATCCAGTTCAAACAAATACGACCTCTCAAGTGCGATTGTGCAAGTTCCGGCAGAACTTAGAACGGCTGGTATGAAGGTTTCCTTCCTGAACTCATCGGGGAAACCAGAAAGTTGGAAGTATCAGGGAAGTAGCTGGGTAGTATCTAATTTCATAAAAGAAGCGGACGGTGGTAACAAGATTCTAACTTGGGTGACTGACGCAGCCACTACACGTAAGCAGGTGTCAGCTAATGAGCGTAAGGGCGGTATGCAGATTAGCTACAAGCCCGATGGGGAGGATTGGGTAAATGAGCAGTATATTGGTACAACTTTTACTGATACTGAATGGGTAAAAGATGCTAATTGGGAGCAAATACCTAATCAAAAACAAATCTCAACTTTAGCAAAAAAAGAAGAACTTAATAGGTTAGGATATATATCTTTTGGTCCTGATGACTCGATGATGTATGCAGCTGATTATATCAGTGGTATTAGTAATACTGGTTATGATTTCTTTGTATTAGATATTCCGGCCGATACACATATAGATGCAATCCGGTTCAGAGCAGTACCTAATAATACTACTGTTTTTTATAAAGGGAAATTAGACAGGGCTACTGGAACTCCAGTCGTATCGGAAATAACTGAAATCGCAAGATATACAGGTAAAACAGGAGATACGATTATTAATATACCGATTGACTTGACAATAGAACAAGACGATGTAATTGGCGTCGGCGGCGCTATCGGAAGAATAGAAAATGCAGGAGTAACATCTTCATTTACAAATAATTGGAGTATTCCATCAAACCAATTATATCTATATTCACTTATTCAATATACAGAAGGTAAAATTCCTACCTACAATGACATTATTGATTTGGAAAAAGTTACGGTATCCAGTAAGGAAAATATTGAGGAATTACAAGATGATAACAACATTATAAAAAGTGGTGGTTTAGCTAAGACAAATTACTTTACTGTTCCGTTGCAAGACCAGAGTGGTTATTACAATAAATCTATTAGTAATAAAAAGCCTACTGATGGTACATTTTATTTAGGCAATGCAAAAATAGAGAGAGATGGTAAAGTTGCTGGTATATACATACACGCAGGGAACATATTTCAACCTTGTACAATATATGCATATAAGAATAAGACAAATGAAATTATAGAAATAGAGTCTTTGTATCTAACACGAACAGGAAGGCATTATATACAACTTTCTAATCCTTATCCAGTTGAGAAAGGAGATTATATTACAGTATCGAGTATATCATATACAATTATGGGGGTTAATAATGGAATGGCTCTCACAATTCAAAACGGTATAGTAACTAAAAAACAATCTGTGGCTTGGGATATAGCCGTACAAGCTGTATATTATACAGAGAAAACGGTTAGAGGACTTGTAGATATATCAGATACGGATGAATATATAGCTTTGCAAGACGATGACATGAAGCTGGCTAACAGCAACTGGGAGGTTAAAGACTGGTCATTCTCCGAGAATGGCGCTACTCCTAATTCAACAGGTAATACTTCGTATCTTCGCAACACGTTAAAGTATTATTCTGATAAGAGATATATGAGAGCACGTATCAAGATGGGTATAGATACAATTTTAAAAATACCTGTTGCAGGGAGTGATAGGAAATATGGATTAGGAGCAAGTTGTTTTGCCGTTGATTTCCTCAATAAAAAACTTATTATATATCAAGTAGGAAATGGAACAGATACTCAAAATAATTCAAACGGTTATACAAACACAGAGTTAGTTACAGCTACAATCCCCGATGATATGATAGCTGAAAGAGAGTATATTATAGAATTACATAAAGATAATACGCTCAATAAATTAATACTGACAGATACATTAACTGCAAAACGAGTAGAAGTAGAGCATGACGGTTGGGGAGCTGGTAGGCAGAATATGTATTATGCTTTTTATGTTGAAAGTGGCACATTACCTACAATTACTATGTTCCAGGTTTTCAGCTTAAATCAACCCGATGTAGTGTTTGCAGGAGATAGTATAACTGAAGGTGATTCAGTAACAGACAGGTCAAAGAGATATGCGGAACAATACCGGCAAAACCATAAGAATAAAAAGGTGGTTATATCGGCTCTAAGCGGTGATAATATAGATGGAATAATTGATATGTTCGACACAGAATACAACATCTATCGACCTAAAGTGTTGAGCGTATTGATTGGCGCAAATGGAGGAAATACAACAACAAAATTGAATCTACTAAAAAGAAAATGCGATAATATTAATTGCAAGTTAATTTTGAACAAGCTAACCTGTCAGCAATCAGGAGATGCGCATATCGCAAAAAATGAAATGATTGAATCTCTTGGTTTACCGGGTGCGAGATTTGACATTGCCACTGCTAAAGATAATTATCCGTATGTTGATGAACTGCATACATCACCTCGTTACAATCAATCTTTGTATGCGGATACGGGGCTACATCCTAATAATGATGGACAGACAGAAATGTACAAAAGGTTCTATATTGACGTACCTGACTTGTAGAATAACTCGGTAAGTTTCTAAAAAGCATTAATTAAGACAATAGATTTGTAAACCAATGGATAATTAAACGAACCAATATAATTTAATTTACAGATATTGTTATGATAAGAATATATCACTACTTTTGTATAAAAGCTAAAAATATGTTCGAGAATTTTGCATCTATAATGAATAAAGCTTCCGTACAAAATGAAAAAAGTAACATTCTAAACGGATTAAAATTACCTATTATTGCTGTCTTTTTATTAGGCGTGGTTTTAATATCATTTGCCTTAATAACAACTAATACTATTTTCAGTTATATTTTATTAGGATGTGGACTAGCTGTAATGGTCATAGGTTTGCCAACCCTAATATGTGTGTATCTACATTTTTATACTCGATCATATAATGAAAACCCCATGCAATTGTATTCCGAGAAATTCAACAATGATCAAGCCGTTATAAAGATATTTGGTGAGCGAGGTACAGAAGCAAATCTGCGACTTCCTGAATCTCAATACTTATATGATACAAATGAACATAAAAAAGAGGAGGGAATTCAATGAAAGTTTTTTTATTAATATATAATGAAATCAACGGCTCAAATTTCGGAGCAAATTTGACTTTATTTTCTTTCCTTGAGCAGAATAAATTTGAGTGGTGGAAATATGCACAAGATAACATGTTTATTGCTACTCCAGATAGCTACGATACTGAAATTCTAGAGAAAATGTTAATTAAACTATTTCCAACAGCAATTACTGCCGTCATTGAAGTGGATGTAAAAAAATGGTCAGGTAGAGGGCCTGTACAAACATATAAAGGAAATTCTGTATCTTTTTTATATTGGTTTGAAAAAATATCAAATCCCAATTATATTCCAGCTTGGTTAAGAAAAGATGATGATGTAGAAATATATCAAAAGCCTAGTAAAAGAATGCATTTTACTGAGGTTCCCCACAAAAAAGAGCATAATATCATGGGACAAAGCAACGGAGAAAAAGATGAGCAATCTCGTTAAACCCAAAAGGCACTTAATTCACAAGTTTAAATGAAGAAGGAGGGACTGGCACCCTCCTTTGATCTTTTTATAGGAAGTTTGCTAACCAATCTATGATTGACTACCAGTTTCCTTTTATTTCCTGAACAAAATAGTATTTTGCCACAGGTTTTATAATCTTCCAAACCGTCTTAGTAATTTTAGCCTACCATATAGCCTGACGGTAACGATTCAGCTATAGGAGGCATTTTTTCAATTTATACATAAGCATATTGATTTAAAATTTAAAGAGCCCACCTTAAAGTCCCTAGCCCATTAGGACTGCATAAGGAAAGTAATGCAAATATATAAATAATCTTTTTTCTACAACTAGTAAATTTCATAATTCCAAAAGATTATACTACAGGTAAAAACAAAGTTACTAGCTAGTTATTTCTACCCATATTCTACTTCATTATGTCTTTTTACCCTACTCCATGACTTCATACTTTTGAGTAACAAACAATCAAAAGTATGACAAATTTATCCAATCTGTTTGAGTGGCTGAAGATTAGTAACCGCCCAAAACACCTCAAAGCAGGTATCATTATTTTTATCATCTGGATTGGCTCAGTCCTTCTTCTTACCACCATGACTATCCTACAAGCTGCATTGACCGGTGCAATATGCGTATTTGTAGCAATGTGTGCTGTAGAATATATTCAAAAAAGCATTGGTGGGAAATGGGACTGGCTGGACATTTTGGCCGGAATACTCCTTCCTATAATTGTAGTTTTGATTATTTACCTAATATGGAGTTTTTAAATGATATCGTCAATACAATCAGTAGTATCCTTTCTTCAATCTTCCTCCCGCTAATAGGAGTATTCATGTTTCACGACGCACGGCGTAGAAAAGAGGAAGCAACAGCTCGAAAGGAAGAAGCAATTGCTCGTAAAGCCGAAACGGACAACATTACCAGTTATGCTGCAGAATGGAAAGAACTTTATGAAAAAAAAGAAGCTAAAGTACAAGAGCAGGACAAAAAGATAGACCAGCTTTATGCGGAAAAGAATGAAGACCGCCTACGAATTCGCGAGCTCATGGAGAAAAATACAACATTGGAGTTAGAGAATCAAAAGCTGATTGTAAAACGGTGTGACGTAAGAGGATGCGGTAAAAGACAACCGCCCAATGATTATTAACTATAAAAGCAAGTTTTTTATGACAACACAACCACGAGGCCTGCGCAACAACAATCCAGGCAACATCCGTAACTCAGATGCGACAGACTGGCAGGGAGAGGTTCCTGCATCTAAAAAACAAGACAACTCTTTCGAAGAATTCGAAGACATGGCCCATGGTTACCGAGCATTAATCAAGCTGCTGCAGAACTACCGCCGGAAATACGGATGCCAGACGATTGCAGACTTCATCAGCCGATGGGCACCCAGAACCGAGAACAACACATCAGGCTACATTTCACGCGTATGCCAGGAGATGCAGGTACCGACAACCTACGTCCCGAACGTGGAGGACAAAACGACCATGTGTGCCTTTGCGGCTGCCATTTCTCAGGTCGAAAATGGAGTTCCGGCTGTAATGGCAGATGTAGAAAAAGGATGGGCATTGTTATGAAAGTTTTAATCATACTTTTTTTCTTCTTTGTGTGTGGTTTGGTGTTTCTCGGATGTAAATCCGGGAAGCACCTTACTTCAGACAGTCACACACAGATCATCGTGCATGACAAACTGGTACCGGTATTCCGCCCGGCTGATTCCGCATCCATCCGGGCCTTGCTGGAATGCGACTCGAACGGTCGTGTCGTCCTATCCTGGTTGGACATGGCACAGTCCGAAAACGCACGTCTACGGTTCAAACTGGATTCCATAGGCAACCTAATGGCAGACTTCAAGGTGCCTTCAGATACGGTATTCATTCCAGGAAAAGACAGTACAATCATTCAAAAATCAGTGCAGACGATAGAAGTAGAAAGAAGGCTTACCACATGGCAGAAGTTCTGCATGGTATTCACCATCGTAGTGCTTATTCTCTTTGTGCTGTTTGCAGTGTACAAAATTCGTGTAATCTTAAACAAAAAATAATATGGCTATAGACCAGGTAGCAACCGTCGAGGTCCGCGTAAACGGTGAAGAAGCAAAGCAGGAGCTCAAGAATCTGGAAACGATTGCATCCGGATTAAAAAAGGAGCTGGCAAATGCTTACCAAGCCGGTGATACATCCAAAATCAAGCAGGTCACTTCCGAGCTTCGGAAAACGGAAGCTCAGATTAAGACGTTGAAGAAAGATACCACAGCGCTTACCGAGGTAATGAATAACCTCGACAAAGCCACGCCTAAAGAACTTCGTGCCACCCTGACAGCCATCAACCGCCAGTTGAACAGCGGCCATATTAAGCGAGGTTCTGCAGAGTGGAAATACTACCAGCAACAGGCCAAACTGGTGACAGCCGAACTTCAGAAGATAAAGGCTGAAGTACAGGAGACAGAAGGATGGTTGTCCCGTTTCAACAACGGTTTTGCTAAATGGGGCGGCTTGTTGGCGACGGGTGCAGCTACCATCACGGGCGTGTCTATGGCCCTGAATACCCTTCGCAACAACCGCGACTCCAAGGAATCCTCCCAGGCAGAGCTGAAAGCTTTGACCGGACTGGATGATGAATCTATCCAGTGGCTTACAAAACAGGCCGAACAACTGTCCACTACCATGGACGAGTCCGGCCTGCGCATCCGCCAGTCATCCGACGAAATCCTTCAGGCATACATGCTCATCGGTTCGAAGAAACCGGAGCTTCTGAAAGACAAGGAAGCCCTGAACGCCGTCACCATCGAAGCCATGCGACTGGCCGCTGCCGCCAAAATCGACCTGAAGGATGCCGTGACAGCCACCACCGTATCCCTTAATATGTACGGAGAATCAGCCGACCAGGCAGCCCGCTATGTGAATGTGCTGGCCGCCGGATCCAAAGAAGGTGCAGCCGATGTTTCTGCTCAGGCTGCATCCATCAAGAATGCGGGTGTAGCCGCCTCCGGTGCTGGGGTAAGCATCGAGCAGCTGCAGGGTACCATTCAGATGCTGGCAGAAAAAGGACTGGAGGCAGAACCGGCCGGTACCGCACTCCGTAAGTTCTTCTTGGTACTGCAAACCGGACCGGATGAAACCAACCCGAAGGTAGTAGGCTTGCAGACCGCACTCGAGAACCTGAACAAAAAGTCACTGACAGCAGCACAAATCCAAACCATGTTCGGCGAAGAAGCCTATTCTGCCGCCACTATCCTGATTGACAATGCGGATAAAGTACGCCAATACACCGAAGCTGTCACAGATACGAACATCGCCATGGAACAGGCAGCCATCAACTCCGACACCAACGAGGCTAAAATGGCACAATACCGCAACAGCATCAAGGAGGCCGGCATCGAACTGATGGAGCGGCTTAACCCGTCGTTGTCACTGCTTACCGGCTGGACGACAAAAATCATCGTGGCCCTCCCTACCCTGATTGACTGGTTTATCAAATACAAAAGCATTATCATTACGTCAACTGCTGCCATTGCCGCATATACGGTTACAGTAAACGCATCCACAATAGCAACCAAACTTTATGAAACGTGGACGAAGCTGGCGACTGTAGCGACACGTGGTTTTAATACGGCATTAAAGGCAAACCCTTTCGGATTGGCAGTAGCAGGATTAACAGCCATTGCCACAGCACTTATGACTTATGTCATTCCCAATACGAAAAAAGCAAAAGACGAACAAAAGTCATACAACGATGAGCTGGAGAAGATGACAAAAATATCCGATGCGTTTGTCAACATAAACAAGCGTGCGGATAACCTGAACAAATTAAACGACCGCCAGAAACAGAGTCTTAAAGCGGATGCAAAGGCAGAACTGGCTATCATCGAAGACAAACTGACCAAAGAAGAAATTGCCTACAGCGAACAATTTGAAAAAGAGAAAAAGCGCATCCAGGAACGAAACGACATCAACGAGACCACCCGAAAAGTATTGATGAAAGGACTTGACGGCAAGTTTAAAGTTCAACGACAGGCTATTGAAACTCTCTCCAAACAGCGTACAGAACTTCAGAACATCATTGACAAAATACCTGACGCGACAGATACGGTAGAAGAACCAGATCCGAATCCGACAGTTGTAGAAGAACAAAAGACGACCAAAGAAAATCCCCAGGTAACAGCAGAAAATAAGCGTTATTACGATGAACTGACCGATTTGAAACGTACCTATCTGGCCAGCGACGAGATGACACAGCAGGAATACACCCGTTTCATGGAAGACCTGGAGATGCGTCACCTCGAGAACATGATGGCCATCGCCGGACTGGAACCGGAGAAACGCCAGCAGATTGAACAGAAAATTCTCGAAGCACGAATTAAGTACAAAGAAGAATGCAACAAGCTGGATGAAGAAGATGCCAACAAAGCATCTGAAGAAGCCTTTACCCGCCTAGAGAAACAGTACCAGCTGGAGATTGAAAGTGTGACACAGAAGCATTATGCCGGACTTTCATCAGAACAGGAATACCGTCAGCAGCTACTCGATATTCAGAATGAATATTACGACCAGGTACTTTCTTCTTCTGAAATTTCCGAAGAAAAGAAAGCTGAGATTATTGACAAAAAACAACAGGCAAGCCTTGAAAAATCCCGTAAGAATTACGAAGAAAATCAGCGAAAGATAAGAGAGCAGCTTTCATTCGCACAGAATATAGGTCAGCAGTTTGGCGAAGCATTCGCAGAAATGCTGACAGACTCAGAAACGTCCTTGGGTGACTTCATGAAAGCAACCTTGGAAATAATCCTGGACAGCCTTCAAAAAATGATGATTGCATACATAGCTGAAACGCAAATGAAAAATATTGCAACCCTAGGTTTCATCGGACTAGCTAAAGCTGCAGCTGAAATTGCATTAATCACTGCAGCCTTCCAAACGGCAAAGGCTGTAATAAATGGTTTTGAAGAAGGTGGCTACACCGGCTCCGGAAGACATGACGAACCCAAAGGAATAGTCCATGCCGGAGAGTTTGTGGCCAACCGTTACGCAGTCCAGAATCCAGCCATCCGTCCGGTTCTTGACCTGATAGACCAGGCACAACGAAACAATACCATCGGCAGCCTGACTGCAAAAGACGTATCAGCCGTATTATCACCTACCAATAGAATGACAACTAACAACTACTATCAGACGGCCGAATCATCCAGCCAGGAATCAACGGCAGTCATGCTGCAAAATATGAAATGCATGGAGAAACTTCTCAAAAGATTAAACGAGCCGATATTTACCTATACTAAAGCGACTGGTAAAATGGGCGTAAATGAAGCGCAACAGTTAGTAGAAAAAATGAAGAAAAACGTTACACGAACAATAAAATCATGACACAGCTGTTTATCGATTCTAAAGAAGTGAAGTTACCGAGTGAATTTGAACTCGAGCTTGTCACAGAAAATCCATACTTTACCAGAGTTGGCTCGTATACCTATGATATTGAAATAGACTTGCGAGACCCTGCCAATCGTGAGATATACAAAAATATCAACCGATTAGATGTAACCACCCGCATAAAAAACCGCAAGGCTATGCTGATTGTGAACGGACTATGTGCGATTAATGGCATTGAGGTAATACTTTCAATAGAATCCTATACAGCAAAGATTCAGATTATAGCCGGTAACTCGCAGCTGAATTATGAAGGTGGTGATAGCTGTATAAGACAACTCCCTTTTGATGGAATGTCAATATTACCCAGTGAGGCTATTAATACCCTCTTCGGGAGTTATCCTGCCCACAAGGCCGTGTATACGCCAATTATCAGCTATATAGACAAGGATGGGAACTCCAATATATTGAATATGGTAGAAGTTGGTGCAGATATTACGTTTACACGAGCAAACAATATCGCTCCACAATATTATCTGCTATATTACATTGATAACTTATTACAAAAATTGGGGTTTACAAAAGGGAAAAACGAATTGGAGCAAAACGACACCTGGTGCCGTATATTCGTAGCTAACCCTTATAAAAATAGCAACCCGGGAGACTTGCTTCCAGACTGGACAATCAACGAATTTCTCGAACAGATAGAAGTATTCTTCAAATGCATTGTATCCATTGATTCGATAAATGGAGTGTACAATATAGTGAACATAGACCGGTACTTTGACAATGCAGGTATCATCTTTATCAATGAGGTGATAGAGGATGAACTGGAGAAAGTATATGACACCGATACGAGTTATTCGTATGCGTATGACAACGTAGCTTACAATCTTCCGAGTGAAGACTATTACAACTACCTCAAACTAAAAGATGGCATACGAGAAGTCTGTACGATAGAACAGAAAGATTCGTACAGAGACTTCAAAACTAACTACGACCAGTATTTTTCAGGCCCCTATCTGCTGACATCAACAGACTACAACCTGGAATACGTGGTCTCAGAATATACTATCAACGATGAAAGTGTAAAAGGATTAAAAATCGTAGACAGGTTGAGAGATGCAGGAGATACGACAAGTCAAAATAAAACTTCTTTCGATATTATACCAGCACAAGTAGATGCAATCGAAATATACAGTAAAACGACCAGCCATTACTTGATAGGGCCTGCTATAAAAAAAGTCCGTTCTGAAACGGAAAGCCAGGCAATCAATGACCTTATCAACGGTAACACAGATGTAAAAGGTGACATCCCTGATAAATTATATGTCGGCATATATTACGGAGTCTGTGTAGCACTTAACAAGGGTACAGGAGAGCACGAAGAAGCGTATTGGGACAAAATGCCTATGTCATGCCATGATAATTATTTCATAAATAAACCTACTACCATGACCGGTTCACAATCCATACTGGAGCTACCATCATACTCTTTAATATTAGATGGAGATAATGGTTTGTTCAACCAGGTGTACAAGAGTAAAAAATCCATTGATACAACCTTGGAATATCATTTCAAATTCATTGCAGACAGGATTTATGAACTGAATAATATTTTTCTAATTTGCAACAAAAAATATTATTGCAAAGAGATACATTATAAAATATCATCAAAAGGCATTGATAAAATAGCTGAGGGGATATTTTATTTAGCGGACCAATAAACAAAAGCAACTCAAATCAGATTACCCTTTCACTTAAAAGTTCCCTTCAAAATGTTTAGTCTCCTCATGCACTGTCATGTCTGCACCTTTCAGGTATTTATTGGTTGTAGAAATATCCGCATGACGCGCCTGATCACGGGCAATGACTATTCCTTCAGCGTTGGCCAAATCACGGATACCGGTGTCCTTCAGTGAATAGAACTGGTAGCTGTCCGGAAACTTCAGCCTTGCTCTGACCTTATTGAAGTAGTTCCTGTACACACGGGTGGTCACCTTCTCACGTGAGGGCTTGAAGCCCTTACCGAACAGATAATAATCATTGGGAGAATTAAAAACGCCCAGGTCAAGCATAGACTTAATCAGCGCATCGTTCAGTCCGACCATGCCATCCTTCCGGTTCTTGCTGATACTGGAGCCGATAAATACTTTCTGTTCCTTCAGGTTGATGTCAGCCAATCGGATATTGGAGATTTCATCCGGACGGATAAAGGTGTAATAAGCAAACTGACACAAGAACAGGAAATGTGGATTCTCTTTCTGGAGATACTTCTTAAGTTTCTGAATATCCGGAACCGTCAGGGCAGAACGTTTCTTCTCTTCTTCTGCCAGCTGTCGAATCTTCTCAACCGGATTATGAGTAAGGTATTGCTTTTCCATCATCCAGTTACAAAGTGAAGACAACCAGGTACGGTAGTTATTCCGGGTTCTGGCCGATGAATCCCGGTCAAGCAGCACGTAATCCAGGAAGTCAGAGATGAAAGACTGGTCAATCTGATACGCATACACGATGGCCGGAATATGTTTGGCTGTATACTCCTCAAAGACTCGCAGGCGCTTCTCATAATCCTTCAGGGTATTCTCCTTAATGGTGCCAGCTGCATACAATTTGCCCAGATATATATGATACCTTTGGATAATATCTATATACGGGGTGTATTGCCTGGAGTTCTCCACATTAGCCCAGGGATTCCATCCGGAACGGAGCTTTACATTAAGATTGGTGATGATTTCATTTGCCCGACGGCGACGGTCGGTCAGCTTGGGTATTCCATCCAGCATATACTTTTTCCGCTTCATTTTCTGTTCCAGCGGATCGTATGCCGTGAAGTCAATATACCATGTTTTACCAGTATGCAACTTGGGTTCTGTGTACGAAATTACACTCTGAATCGATGCGTTTTTTCTAAGTGATGAACACATTTTTTTCTACGTTTTTCGAATTCGAAAACGCAGTACGGTTTAACATCATGAAAATTGGTTGTCCGAAATTTGTCCGACCTATAAACAGACAAAAGCTGCAACTTATTCAGTTACAGCTTTTTATCTCGGCACGGGAAGAGAGGCTCGAACTCCCGACACTCGGTTTTGGAGACCGATGCTCTACCAACTGAGCTATTCCCGTGTTTGCGGTTGCAAAAGTAGTACAAATTTCGGAAACTGCAAGGGATTTCGAAAAATATTTTTCCAGAATCCCTCTACAGTAAAGATAAGTCATTGAACATCTGACGATAATACGCCGCTTTTTTTTCAAGCTTTAAAGGGTAAGCCCGACTGGAAGACGGCATCCGATAGAGGGTCAGCTCCCGATCTCTGAAATGAAACGTACTTCCTCCTCCTACTGGCGGCTCTTTTGCTTCCATCTGTTCACAAAACACATCCGTCGCTTTCTGACCGGTAGTCACCACCGCCCGACAGGAAGGAAGCTGCTGAAGAAGCAACCCAATATCCGTAGGCGAAACGACCTCTAAAAACTTGTCGGATGCATTGTCCTGCAACCTGCGCACGCACGAAGCCGTATCGTACAGAGCAATCCCTTTTTCACGCAGAAAAGCAATGATACGCTCTTTATCAAATATCTTTTCAGGACTGAGAAAGTAATCCTTGTCATCAAAGAAAATGAAGCCGAAAATACGCCACATATCATTCTGCAGGTTGGGATAAAAGAAATCCATACTCCAGCGTTTCTTCTGCGGAGGAAAACTACCCAGCATCAGCAAGACTGCATTCTCCGGAAGAAAGGGCTCCAGCGGATGATGCTCCACTCCTGAAAGCAAATGCTCGTCCAACGTCATGCTTTTGGTTTAGGTTCCTTCTTAGCCAGCAATACGATGTTATAGACATATTCTGTCATCCAGCTTTCAGAATAGCCTAATGCATGCTGATACTGACGAATGTTTCCGCAAGTCTTACGTACGCCATCATCCTTCCAGTCTACTTTTGTCAGAATGTCATGCACGGCTTTTTCCGTCATGTTACGAAGCATCTTCTTAAATATACCCGGCATACGGAACTTCCATTGCATCAGGTTACCAATCACCATCATCAAATCCTGACTGAATCCCTGGAACATGAAAAGATAGTTCTTTATATCGTTCACATTGCGGCAGTTGCGCTTGATAGAACCATCAATCTCCTTGAAGAAAGTTTCAGGCAGACCATAAATATCCATCAGCATCTTGCGGCAGCGTGTACGCTCTGCGATACCAAGTTTGTTATTCTGCGTAGGAACTTTCAATGTACGTTTGAACACAGCCAAATCCGGCAGAAAGTTAATGTTACTGATACCCAGCTGAGCTGCCATTACTGCCTGATAGTACACACGAATCAGCGTCATGAAGTCTTCCATTCCGCCCACACGTACCGTTTCATCAGCACCTTCTGCTGTTTTCTTGCCTAATAGTTTTGAAAATATACTCATACTTATACTTTTTATTATTTTTTTCACTGCAAAGTTACTACAAAAAAGTGAAATGCGGAAAGATATAGTGATAGAATTGAGTTACAAGGGTTTTGGTTGAAGTGGCGATAATCCGTGAAGCCATTACAATCCCTGCCGAAGCCAA